TAAATACAACTTTTTTAAATTTTGTAGAAAATATAATGCATTCTAAAATAGATAATAATAATATTCATATAAATTATTCATTATCTAAATTATTGTCTTTAATAAATGAATAATAACATAATTTACAAAAAAATAATATTAATAATTAAATATTCGTTTTTGTAAATTAACTAAAAAATCATTTGGTGGTGAATTTTTTATTGGTTCAGTATAATTTTGTGTAAGACTATATTGATTTTGATTTAGTTTAATTTTAATTTTATAACTAGGGTGATCATTCTCAATAGTAGAATATTTTTTATTTTTTATATGATCGATTTCAATATTAGAAGATATTTTATTATTTTTATTTTTTAAATACATTATTATATATTATAATATAAAAAATAATTGAAATAATATATAATAATATAAAAATAATTGAAATAATATATAATAATATAAAAATAATTGAAATAATATATAATAATATAAAAATAATTGAAATAATATATAATAATATAAAAAATAATTGAAATAATATATAATAATATAAAGATATACATAAATAGATTATAATGATTTCAACTGGTCAAATTGACTCAGATTGGGAGAATTTTATATCATCCAATTACGATGATATAACATCAAATGAAGAAAATGAAGAAATAACTATAATTAAACAAACAGATGAAGAATTTCTTTCAGCGAATTTATCTTTAGATATAAATACATTAGCTCCTAAAGCAACTGATATATATATATCAACGAAAACAAAGATAGCATATTTAAATACACCTATTGATTTAAAAGATATATTTTGGAAAATTCCAGTAATTATGTATGCAACTCCATCAAATGGAGTAATAAAAAAACAAATAAAATTCAATTCTTTAAATATAGATGAATTAGAATTTATACAAGAAAAACTAAAAAGTGAAGTTTATTTTGAAGAATATATAATTACACATATAAATAATCCTATTGGTAGAATTAAATTTAAAGATACACGAAAAGTAAGTATTGGAATATCAAAAAAAGATATAATGAGTTATCGTTGCAAAAAGAAAAGTGCATTTTATAACTGTTTTGTTTTAATACTTCGTATGAAAATAAATGATATATTCAAAGAATTTCATGTAAAAGTGTTTAATACAGGTAAATTAGAGATTCCTGGAGTTCAAAATGAAGGTATATTTGATTTACTTTTAGTTGAATTATTATCTATTTTACAAATACATTTTACAGAAACGTTATATTATAAAGAAAATAATACAGAAACTGTATTAATAAATTCTAATTTTAATTGTGGTTTTTATATAAATAGAGAAACATTATGTGAAATATTAAAAATGAAATATGGAATACAATCGATATATGATCCGTGTTCTTATCCAGGAATTCAATGTAAATTTTATTATAAACCAGATTATGAAATACAAAATGGATGTCAAATTTCAGAAGAAAATAAACATTTAAATATAATTGTAAAAGAAATTTCATTTATGATATTTAGAACAGGTAGTGTTTTAATTGTTGGTAGATGTGATGAGAATGTATTATTAATAATTTATGATTTCTTAAAAATCATATTAAATAATGAATTTAATCAAATTCATCAGAAAAATGTAAAACCCCTAAATGAAAATATGAATAAATTAAAAAAAAAAAAGATTCGTAAAAAAACGATAATAGTATCATCCTAAAAACCATTTAATAAAAGTAAAATTATCATTATTATTTAAATAAGTATCAAATTCAATTAAATTGATTTTATATTGAATTTTAGAAATATTATTATTTTTAACTAATTTATCAATTAATAAATGATTAATTTCAAAAAATAAATTAATATCATTAATTTTATAATATAATTTATTAATTATATTTTCAAATATAGTTATATTAAATTTTTTATTTAAATTTATTTTTTGAATTAATTGTGATAAATGTATAATATTTGTTTTTTTAATAACATCATCGGTTTGAATAATTTTAATTAAACATGATTGATATAAATTAATATATATTTGTATATTTTTGCAGAATTCATTATAAATAACTGATTTTTGACAAAATGAATTATTAATATTATAAATTGTTTTTTTATAAACATATAATGAAGCATCACGTGAAGATAATTTTAAAAAAATGTTTTGTTCTAATGAGATTTGTTCAATAAATTCAGTATAATAATAAAATGATTTTTGACAATGATAATATGTTAAATCAATATTATTAGTAAAATATAATAAATGTAAAAATACATTGGTAATAGTATCTAATCCACGAATTATAATAAACTTGGATATATTAGAATTGAAAATAATTGTATTTTCAATAATAAAATTAAAATATTCAATAATTAAAAAAGCATATTTTGAAGTAATTAATATGATATCAGTATTTACTATTTTTATATAATTGTCGATATTATTAAGTGTATATTTATTATCAATAATAGATATCTTATCATTTATTGATTTTTTCATTATTTATATATAAGTTATATTTAAATACTTATATTTTTAAATATAAGTATTTAAATATTTAAGTATTTAAATATATAAGTATTTAAAGATTAATAATTTTTAATTATATAATGACTGAAAATAAATCCTCTTCTAAAGAAAATACTTTAAATTATAGATTACCTACTGATGTCACCTTAAAACACGCTGTTAAAATTAGTATTGTAGAAGATAAACCTATATTAATGGATTATTGGACTGCTTCACTTGATAAAAAAGCATTAATCGGAGCTAAAGAAAATAATGAAAAATTATTAGTAAAAAGTGAAGATGAATATACATCACAAATTTCAAAATTTTATAAAAGCGGGACAGAATATATTATTATTACTGAAAATTCTATTTATATTGTATCTAATGAAATACCTACTAAAAGAATTTCTTAAAAAATATTTTAATAATATATCATATTTAATTAATTACTTAATTACTTAATTACTTAATTTAGATTTTAGGAGGTAATACAAAAATATACTCATATTTTTATTTTTTTAATTATTATTTATTATTTAATAAATAATAATAATATTATTATATTTAAGGTATATATAAATGCCTGGATTCGGAACAGGAAGTAATTCAAATGGATCATTTTGGTATGGAAATGCTACAAATTTTCCTGGATTTTTATATAAAAAAAATACAGGAGTCGGTGGAAGAAAAAGCACTAAATTTAATCCTGGAGGAAATATCACATGTAATGGTCCTACATATTTATATAATAAATTTAAACCTGGAACCGGCGGAGTTGGTGCTTCTAGTATTTCTAATAGAAGAGCAAAAAATAGATTAGCAACTGTATGTGCTACTCAAAATTGTTTTTCTTGTTATAATTCACTTGGACAATATAGCAATTATACTCATAATCCAAATGGATATTTTCCATGTCCAAGCACAACTAATAATAAATCCCCTCCATAAATTAATTATTTAATTTAACGAGGAGGCATATATGGTCTATAATAATGATTATCATATTTAACATTTGCGTCATAAAACCCAACACCTGGCGGAGCATTATATGAATAATTATAATTAGAAGTAGGAGTAAATCCTGCAGAAACCGGCGTTTGAGCAGAATTAATATTTAAAAAAACCATATTGGCATAACTTTTTTTTACAGCATTCGCTTTTGTATTACATTGTGTTGCATAATTATACCAATAATTACGAGTTACTCCTACACTTGGAGGTAAACCCATTTTCATTGGTCCTGAAAATGTATTATTATCAATATGATTAATATAAGATTGAATACTTCTAATTCTATGAGGTCTTCCCGCCATTATAATATATAATATATAATATTTATATATTATAAATGAAATCATTAAAAAATAAATCATTAAAAAATAAATATAATTTAAGCAAAAATAAAAATTGTGATAATTTTTGCAAAAAAATGTTAGAACAAAATATTGTTGATTTTAATAAAAATATAGATGAAATGAAAAAAAAACTATTTAAAACTGAACAAGACAAATCTTTTTTAGAACTAATGACTGATGCTAAATATAAAAAAAAAATATTTAATATTTTTTATAAATCGTGTAAACTACATTATTGTAATCCTGGATGTAAAAATACTATTTTAGAAGATGGTACCGATTTACCTACTAGTCTTAAAAATAAATTAAAAAATAATAAACCACGATTGGATATGTTAATGAAAACTAGAAAAAATATTTTTAAAAATAAAACCAGCGTTTTAAAAGATAATTTTTATATAAAATTAAAAAATATTAATAAATTAAAACAAGAAGGAGCTATTTCAGGATGTAGTATTACTAATGATTAAATAATTAATAACCCGTAGGTACCATAGTTGTAACTGGTTGATGATAAAATTGATTATATATTGAATTCATTGCATTATACATAAAAAAATCACTCATAGTTGAATTACAAAATTTGTAACAATGTGTTCCACTAGATATAGTGCTTGATCCATTACTTATTACTTCAACCATAAGATCAGATAATATAAAATTTAGATTTTGACTTGCGGATACAGTTCTTACACCAATATAACTAACAGTTGATGATGCTAAAATAGGATATGAATAACTACCGGTTGACATTCCTACTACATAATTTATAGGAATATATTTACCATTATTAAAATTTTCTTTATTTACTGGAATATTATTAGGTGAAAAACAAAAATTATATAAACCACTAGTAATACCTGTTACTGATGATAATCCACATCCATATGTATTTGCACCTATATTCAAAATTAAATAAGGTATATCATTTGTAGTAAGTGGTGTATTTAGTATATTAACACTAAAATATATTAGATTTAAATTAGATAAAGTTATCATTGTTTTGTTACTATCAGTTATACTAGTACCCCAATTAATATAATCACTAGTTGCGGTTGTTTTTGAATAATTCCATCCATCTGTTGTATTAGTAATAGAAGATACAGGATAGGTTGGAGTAAATATTGGTGTTTTACTCGGACTAATAATAGTATTACTATTTATTTGCATAATAGTTGTTTTAATAACAACATTTTGCAGTATACTTAAACTAGAATTAGTTGCTACTATAGCATTTGATAAAGAAGTAACATTAGTTGCTGTTGAAGATGATAAAGAATTAACATTAGAATTAGTTGCTACTATAGCATTTGATAAAGAAGTAATGGATAAAGTTTGTGAATTATTTACAAGATAATTATTTGATATAGAAACAGATAAAGTACCTACTGA